AAAAGCGGCAAGACGGAAATGTTGCAACTCGTAAAAAAGCGCAGTCGCGCTTGCAGAAAACTGGCTCAATCGACGACGCATTGAGCTTGATCTTAAATCAGTAAGTCTTTGAAAGGACAAACTAATGGCACAGCCAACCAACACATTTGATACCTATGATTCCGTGGGTATCCGTGAAGACCTCAGCGATGTTATCCACAACATTTCGCCAGAGGAAACACCCTTTTACAGCAAGTCTGCTAAAAAGGCCGCACGCAACACTTTCGTAGAGTGGCAAACAGACAGCCTCCGCGCTTCTGCCGCCAACGCTCACATCGAGGGTGACGCAACCACTGCCGAGGCTCGCACAGCGACAACTCGTTTGGGCAACTACACGCAAATCTTCAAAAACGCCGTTGTCGTATCTGACTCCGACGATAATGTCGATAACGCAGGTCGCGCAAAAGAGATTGCATATCAAACACTTAAAATCGCCAAAGAGCAAAAATTGGACATCGAAAAAGCACTTTTCGACAACAATGCTCGTGCAGCTGGTTCCTCTACAGTTGCTCGTGAGCTTGCAGGTGCGCCAGCTTGGTTGACAACAAACACCGTAGCTGGTTCCGGCGGTGCAGACCCAACCGGGGACGGTACAGACGCCCGTACAGACGGCACACAAGCTGCTTTCTCACAAGCCAACTTTGACACTGTTATGCAGTCAATCTGGGTTGCTGGTGGTAAGCCTGACACAGTGTATCTGTCTGCATTCCAAATGAATGTAGCTCTGGGCTTCACAGGTAACAACAACCAGCGTTCCAGCGTACAAGCTGGCGACGAGCGCGTTGTTAAATCCTTGGCTGTGTACGTCACACCTTGGGGTACTGTAGAGTTCATGCCATCCCGCGAAAACCGTTCGCGCGACGTGTTCATCATGCAAGACAACATGTGGGAAGTTGCTTCTCTGCGTGGCACGAAGAACGTGGCATTGGCAAAAACTGGCGACAACACTACTCGCCAAGTTGTGACAGAACTTACACTCTGCGCCAAAAATGAAGCTGCAAACGGCATCATCGCCGACTGTACAACTTCATAATCTAAGAGATGGGGGCGGGAGACTGCCCCCATTTTCACTTTAAACGGAGACTAAAATGACAAAAGCCACAGTAACCGTTGCAAATGTTTTTACATCTGCTGGCAAGTTTTTCAAAGGCGACGTGATCGACCTTCCCGCTGACGAAATCAAAGCAATAAACGAAATTCGCGCTGGTGCGCTTGAGGCTGAAAAGCCAGTGGCCAAAGCCAAAGCGCCAGCAAAGAAAAAACGCGCTCGCAACGAGAATGGCACTCTTCGCGCTGACAATCCGTCAACCATCCACATCAACGAGGCTTGGGTAAATGATTAATACATCAACCAAGATTTCGGAAAATATCTCGTTTGATAACGACGACAACATGGTTATCAAGCGAACCTTTGACGCATCACACATGCTCAAGGACGCTGCACAGGCCCGTGAGGTAACGAAGAACAGCTTTGCCTCCGACTACAAGCACGTTGGCAATGTTGACCTGGCTTTGCTCAATGTGTGGCTAAAAGAGGCTGGAGTGGCTTGGACCGATACACAAGCGGTCAAAGATGTGTTAAAACGTAAGCTAATGAGCAGCGAATTTAGCGCCCTTCGGGTCTGGGAAGGCAGTTACTAAAATGGAAATGGACGCGATCTTGAATATACTTTTTGCGGTTGTCATCGGCGGACTTGGCTGGTGGCTAAAGACGCAGCGGGAAGAGCTGGATCGCCTCCGCATTTTACTTAATCGCAGCCGTGAGGAAATGGCGAAAGAATATGTGACCAAGACTGACAGCAATCAAGTTCTCTTGCAGATTATGAGCAAGTTTGATCGGCTTGAAGAGAAGATTGACAGATTGATGGAGAGATAGGTTGCTTTGCGCTCTGGTCTTTGTGGGCTTCGGACACGCTTGGATACAGGGTGTAGGCAATGTTCTGGTGAAGTCGTGTTACTACAACTGCGGCAGTGAGAAGATAACAAAGGCGCAATGGTATGACCGAAAGTATAGCGTTCCGCCGCACTATGTTTGCCCAGTGAGGTTTGCAGACGCATGATTGATCCAATTTCCGCACTTTCCATCGCAGCCTCGGCTGTATCCAGCGCCAAGACTTTGTTGGCCGCTGGTCGGGATGCGTCAGGCGCATTGAGCAAGTTTGCTGGTGCGGTCAGTGACGTAAATTACGCGGCTGAGAAGGCCAAGAACCCAAGCATATTCGCATCACTCACTGGCTCTGCCGAACAGGCAGCAATAGATGCCTTCTCTGCACAAAAGCGCCTTCAGGCTATGAAGAAAGAGATTGAAACAATCATCATGTTTCAGCACGGCCCGAAAGGTTTGGAAGAATACAAGGATACGCTCCGCAAGATCAGGGCGCAGCGCAAGAAAACTGCGTATCGCAAGGCTGAAATTAAAGAGGCAATTATCTTGTGGACCGTCGGCGGCGTTATCGTGCTGGCTGGTGTGGCTGGGCTTGCGGCTACGCTGTGGCTAATCGGGAAACAACAGGGGAAATGGTAATGGCACACACTGTGTTAGATAACTGGAAGGTTCTGCCGCGACTAATGATGCTGGCGGTCACTGTGCTGACCTATCAGGCGGTGCATTGGTTCATGGGGCTAGATGATCCCAGCGTTGCCCAGTCAGGGCTTGTAAGCGTCTGTATGGGCGCTCTCACAGGGTGCTTTGGTATCTGGATGGGTAAGGAGCAGGCGAAATGATCGGTCAAATCATAGGATCACTCGGCGGCCTTGCTGCCAGCTACATCGACGGCAAGACTGCCGTGAAGAAAGCCGAAGCTGAGACCAAGATGAAAATCGCCACTGGCGAGATCAGTTGGGAGCAGGCTGCTATCGAGGCCAGCAACAATTCGTGGAAAGATGAGGCGTGGACCGTGGCATTCATAGCCATTGTTCTTGGCAGCTTCATACCGGGCATACAACCTTACATGGCGCAAGGTTTCGCCAATCTGGACGCTGCGCCGCAGTGGTTTCAGTGGGCGATGTATGCAAGCATTGCGGCGAGCTTTGGCATCCGCACAGTGAAGGGGTTGAAAAAGTAATGGCGACACCAGCAAAAGGCAAAGCCCGCGTCAAGGTCACGGCGTCCGGGAAAAAGGTCAGCTACGGTCAGGCGGGCAAGGCGAAGGGTGGCGGCCCACGGGTCAAGCCCGGCACATCCAAGGGCGATGCGTATTGCGCACGATCCGCCGCGCAGAAGAAAAAGTTTCCCAAGGCTGCGGCTGATCCAAACAGCCCGCTAAATCTTTCACGCAAGCGCTGGAAATGCTCCGGCACTAAATCGAAGAGGACTTGATGAAATGGGACTGTATTCAAACATCGCAAAAAAGCGTGCGCGCATTAAAGCCGGAAGCGGAGAGAAAATGCGCAAGCCCGGCACTAAGGGAGCGCCAACGGCCAGTGCATTTAAAGCGGCTGCCAAGACAGCAAAGAAAAAGGCTAAAAAATGAGCAAGGCAATGGCAACGCTCCAAGCTAAAATCGGCGCAACAGCCGATGGCGAGTTTGGCCCAAATACAGCGCGAGCAATCGCAAAGCACTTCAACCTATCTCCGGCGCGTGGCGCTCATTTGATGGGTCAGGCATCGCACGAGAGCGGTGGCTTTAAGCGAACCCGTGAGAGCCTGTATTACAGCACGCCGGAACGCATCCAAGCCGTCTGGCCATCTCGCTTTCCAACAGTTGAGGATGCTGAGCCGTATGCCAAGAACCCAACCGGGCTTGCTGGCAAGGTCTACGCTGGCCGCATGGGCAATGAGAATGAGGCGCAGGCCAGCCTGTACATTGGTCGGGGATTTCTTCAGTTGACCGGGCGCAATAATTATCGGGCGTTTGCGTCTGACATGGGCGTGCCGAAGGTTATGACTGACCCGGACTTGGTGGCTGACGAATATGCCTTCGAGACTGCGCTGTGGTTCTTCAACAAGAATGGATTGTTTGCCATTGCCGACGAAGGCGTGACGGATGACGCCATCAAGCGCATCACGCGCAAGGTGAACGGCGGCTATCATGGTCTGGATGATCGAAGCAACCAGAGCAAAAAAATCCACACTTGGCTCATGGCTTAGCTTAGCTAAGTTAGCTAAGTGGCGAAGCAGGATCAAAAAGCCAGCGCGGCGGTAGGTAGGGCCGGAGAGCATTTAGCTCTCGCCTACTTATCGCTGGCTGGCTACATCTGCACACTCTGCCAGATTAAAGATCACGATGCGTATATACAGACGGATACACAGACGTTGACCTTACAGGTTAAAACCGCAAGCAAGACGCATAAGACCAGCAATAGATACGCATTTCACACACCCAAGAAGAACGTCGATGTGTCAGACGTGTTTGCGTTTGTATCCATTGAATTAGGCGCTGTGATTTTTCGCCGGGGAGACGAGCTGACCTCGGTGACAACATACATTTCGCCAGAGGAATTTATAGATGAAGAGCGATCAATGCAAAAAACATTCGACAGCTTCAAATAGCCACTTGTTGCCGGGCGCGCCTTTGATTAGAAAGTCTGAGTGGGTGGCTCAACCGTAACCGTTGTTTATTGGTTTTGCGTTACCGAATGTGCCAGCATCACGCCACCCACACGACCTCAAAATATAATGCCCACCAGCGCCATCAAGCCAGCGCCGCTGATGAAGCCAAAGATGGCTCCGATCAGACCTGCTGCGTTTATCATGCGCTCAACTTCTTTGTCAGTCATCATTCGTCATCCTCAAAACAGTTGTTCAACGGCTGAATGGGTTGCTTGCTAAACACCCAGCGCCATTGCCGCTTGGTATAGCCCGGCACTTCAACAAAATCACGCACGCGATAAACCTTGTTCGCCTCCCACATTTTCTTGAGATAGCTTGACGTGCGCGGTACGCTGTCTCCCAGCAGCTCAGCCGCCTCTGCTGCCGTCACACGCTGGTCATACGGGATCAAAGCAAACAGGCGATTGCCTTGGTCAATGCTATGCTGCTTGCTGGCCTCAGCCGCCTTAATCATAGATGGGGCCATTGTGGTCGGCCTGCGCGGGCCAGATGGTAGAGCCTCACGTTTGCGCTGGCGGTACATGAGCGCTTCAAACTCCCACAGGCAGTGGCCGTATGTGATCTCAAAGCGCTCATGCTTATCGGTAACACCCTCCAGCTTGGCCCTCAATCGCTCGGCTGCGTCTTTTGCATCTCGCGCTTTAGTACGTCGAGCAGCGCTTGCTGCTCTTCCAGACGCTGCTTCAAGTTTGGCCGCATCGCCGTCTTCGCCTCCGTCAGCATTATGCTGTTGTTCCGCTCGAGCCTTTTTATAATAATCTGAGTTTGGTCCGTATTCACGTTTCTTCCTTTCAAGTTTTATGTTCGCAGCCGAACAAATGCGATGTATTGTTGACGGTGATACGCGCAGCAATTCTGCGGTCTCAATTTGAGACATGCCTTGCTGTGCGCAGTCAAGAACGTGGCGAGTAAGTGCATCTGGATCGTATTTCATTGGTAGTCCTCCAAGGGGTCTATCTGGCCTATGCCGTTGCAGACTTCGCATTCTTCCATGTGGCTTCCGAAGTCGCCGTGCCAAGTTGAGCTTTGGCGGACCCAAACATCGCGCTCAACCTCGCCTTCGCCATCGCACTCAGGGCAGTTTATCCAATCTTCCATAACCTTCCTCCTTATAAATTTTTGCATTTGCCTTCGTTGTCAGTGAACCACACATGGCCATCGTTTATAACCATATGGCCAGCGCCAATAAGCGCGTCTACAGCTTGCTTGTAAACTTGGCTCTTGTTGGATGCAGTTGTTACCTTGCCCATAAAGTGATCCTTCAGTGTCTCTTCAGAGATAACCCAATATGTTCTCGGCTCTGGCCACCCAACCCCTCCGGGGTTTGGTTGCCCGACGCCCTCACCGCGTAGCTGCGTAAACACCTTGCGGATTAGGACTTGGTTCTTGCCCTTGATGCGTGGCTTGTTGGCCTCTTCGATCTCGCTCTCAGTGGCCTGCACAACGGTACAAGTCGTGACGCTGTCACCATCTTCATCAACGCCAAGCTCGATGACGTTCAACTTAAACTGGAATATAACGCCTGTTTCCATGTCACGCTGTTTCGTGGCCTTTGCCGTGCGCAGGCCAGTGTTCTCATCGTAATCAAGCTCAATCTCTGTGTCGGTCGCGGCGCGTAAACTCGAATGCCCCCTAGCACCAGCGGCTTTATCCTTGCCGGAGTGGTGAACAACGTCCAAGTGTGCGCTGGTTATCTCGCGCAGCTTATCGCAGTTGCCGATAAACTTTGTCATATCCTCTGGCGAGTTTTCATTCCCGCCAGCCATTGAGCGACTGAGCGTGTCAACAAATATGCACTTCACCTGGCCGTGTTTCTTCGACACCTCACGGCACAGCTTCTCAAGCACAGCCATGTCAACCTCGCCGTCAAGCAAGTTGACCGGGGCTGGGCGCACAGCCAGCTTCACATTCTTATGCTCTGGGTATTTTTTCTTTAGCGCAACCACGCGATTGTGGAACGCCATGCCGCCCTCGGTTGCGAGGTATAAGACAGAGCCACCAATAACCTTGTGGCCATTCCACTCCTCACCGCAGGCGATGTGCCATGCAAGATCAAGGGCGAAGAATGATTTGCCAACATTTGACGGGCCGTAGATCACAGACATCTGACCCTCGCCAAGCCAGCCCTTCACAAGATAGTTGCGGCTCAGCTGCGGGATGGCCTCGTCCGGCATAAAGATTTGATCCATGACGCTCTGCACGGTCAATGCTTTCTTCGCCGCTGCCGGGCCTTGGTTCACCCACACGTCAGAGTAATCCCAGCCCTCCATGTCAGGCAGGATATACTCGACGCCCAGCTCAGAGAAAGCGCGCTCGCACTCTTTGCGCCCGGCATCATCGTTGTCGCCTGCAATGACAAGCTCGGCATCCGGCTTGGCTTGTTGCAGGTTGTCAATCACGGCCAGAATGTTACCTGCATTTAGAGCGAACACGCATGGCTTGCCCGTGGCCTCATGCACAGTCGCGGCTGTTGCCCAGCCCTCTGCAACATATGCGAAGTCTCGAATGGGTCCGCCTATGACGCTGAAGTTACCAATTACTGGTAACTGGTAGGAAAACTTTTTCTTGCCGTCGGCGTCAATGAACTGAGCGCCGACGCGCTTGCCGCGCACGTCAATGATTGGGATGGTCAGCGTATCGCCGTCAACCTTGGCATTATGCAGCTTAATCTTTTTCTTTTCGAGATACGGGTGGTCGCTCATAGCGTCACGCTCTGGCCAATCAATGTCAACTCTTGCCACCTCCAGTTTGGGCGTATGTCCGGGCTGTGGCCACAATGACATATCGCGCAGTCTATCCTTAATTGACTTGTAATCATTGCACTTGCGGCAGTTGACCATGACCTCGCCGTGGAACTCTTTGATCCAAAACCTATCTGTGCCAGCGCATGATGGGCATGGGCCGTGATACTCGCCCTGCGCAGTCTTTTTTAGCTCAAGATTGCGTATGATGCTGTGACCAAACTCGCTCCAAAGAGCGGCTGGGAACTTGCTTTCTGAGACTGTGTTCATAATTGGCCTCATTTCTTCTGATCTAAATGGGCTGACTTCCTGGCCAATCCCTTGACGTGAGGATTGTTTACGCCAGTCCGAGACTTGCAGTATTTAATGAACCTCGGCATATTGAGGTTCTCCTTTTGCGTACCCCATCTCAAATTGTCTGGCCTGTTATCAAGAGCGTTTTCATTGATGTGGATAACGATTGGCTTGTCTGCTGGTGGTGGTCCGTGGAATGCCTCACATATCAATCTATGAACTTTGTAATTTTTTCCCCTGTAGACGATGCCATAATACTTATGTTTGGCGGAGGATGACGCCTTAGTCTCAGTGCCTCTCACCCAACTTGTCTTATAGGTTCTAAATCCACCATTCGGCATTTGCTTCCTACTTTCTGGCCACTTCACCTCGCCTAAATCGTTGGCCAAGGCACCGGGTACTTGATTTATTGGTCGTGTCTGCATGAGCAAAATCCTCCTGCCCATGCAGATACATTAGAAATGATACGGTATCAAGCCTAAAAAGGTATCTCGTCCTCAACGAATGAAGAGTTGGACGCTGGTGTGGCGACCGGCATTGCAAATGGATCATCCACAGCCGCAACTGGCGTTGCCGTCACGCTGGACGTAAAGCCACCAGATACCGAAGTGAACGGATCATCTGAGCCTTGCATCTCTGCAAGCTCCAAGACCTGCACAGCGCGCAGCCTAAGCGAAACGCCATTCAGGCTGCCTGTATTGTATGGCACAACAACCACGGCCACGTTGACCTTGCTTCCGCTGGTCAGCATGAAATCATCCGGCAGCTTATTGCGCTGAGCATCAACTTGCTTTGGTGGCTGTGTCTTGTCACCGCCGTAAGCACCTTTCAGCTTGCACTTGCCGACGACTTCGCCATCGTCATTGCGTTTGTATGGAAGCATTGTTGGCTTCTCTGGCCATTTGCGCTTCGTGTCCAACGCCGCAGCGTTAGAATA